AAAGAATGGCAAGATGCAGCAGAGCCTGACTGTGCTTATATGCAGTCTAAGGTTAAATGCAACTGTCCAGGACACAAGAAACTGCGTACAAATGTAAAGAGTATAAACTTCGGTTTAGCCTATGGTATGGGCCCACACAAACTAGCTGACACATTGCTTATTACTATTAAAGAGGCAGAGAGATTAATTGCAAAATACTTTACAGCATTTCCTGCAATTAAAAATTTTCTAGAGTCTCTTGGTAATTACGGTAAGCAGAACGGGCATATTAAAACATATGCACCGTATCGTCGTATCAGATGGTTTGATGCGTGGCAAGGAGATAACACAGATAAGGCTGTAATGGGTAAGATAGAGCGTGCTAGCAAGAACACACCTATACAGGGTAGTGGTGCTGACATGTGCAAGTCTGCACTTATTATGGTGCGTGATCATATTTATGAGAACAATCTGCCTGTTAAACTAGTTATGACTGTGCACGATCAGATCGACACTATTGTACATGAGAGCTATGCTCACACATGGTGCAAAGAGTTGCGTGAGATTATGGAGCGGTCAACTCTAGATATTATACCATCAGGGCTACTAAAAGCAGAAACAGAAATATCAACAGTATGGAAAAAGTAAGTTCAAGAACAGAGCGACAGCTTGAGATAGTTCAAAAATTTGCTGATAACAAAGGTAGAGGTACATTACTAGCAGCTACAGGCTTCGGTAAGACTTTTACAGCAATCATGGTTATACTACGATTGCTCAAGTCTAGACCTAACGGTAGTATAATTATAGTTGTACCAACTATAAACCTTAAGAATCAGTGGAAGAAAGAGCTAAAGAAAAATAAGGTAGATAAAAGATGCACTGTGCTTGTTATCAACACTGCATACAAGAGTAAACTTAGTTGTGATCTTCTTATATGCGACGAGATACATGCATACGGCGCAGAACAATTTATCAAGGTGTTTGACAAGATTACATATGATTATATCTTTGGTCTTACAGCTACGATAGAGCGTTCAGATGGTATGCATGAGGTGCTACTACAGTACGCACCTGTTATCGATGAAGTGCCTATTGATGAGTGTCATGCAAACGGATGGGTTAGTGATTATCTTGTATACAATCTAGCTGTGCCTATGTATGATGACGAGCAAGAAGACTATGACAAAGCTAACAAGCAGTTTAGATATGCTGCAGGTAGGCTAGGTTTTGGCGGCGCACAGTCATTTAACAATGCACGTAAGTATCTGCAAGATAAGACTGCAGATCCTGCAATGCGTGCTGTCGCAGCTGTATACTATAACTCTATGCGTAAGCGTGGTGATATATGTAAGAATTCTCAAGCCAAGATACCTGTTATCAAAGAGTTGCTTGAGAAGTTTGACGATCGCAAAGCTTTATTGTTCAGTGCATCTACAGATTTTGCAGATGCTGTACAAGAAGAGCTAGGTGATGTGTGTCTAAGTTTTCACAGCAAGCGTACAAAGAAACAGCAGGTAGAAATACTTAAGAAGTTCAAAGACGGACGTACAAAACAGCGTGTAATCAGTAGTGTCAAAGCTCTGAATGCAGGTTTTGATGTCCCTGATTGTTCTCTTGGTATTGTGGCTGCAGGTAATTCTAAGAAACTAGATAACATACAGCGTACAGGCCGTATTATTCGGTATGTACCAGGTAAGACAGCGATTATTATTAATCTCTATGCGCCTAACACGCAGGAAGTCTCATGGCTTAACAAACGCCAAGAAGGACAGAATGTAGTGTGGGCTGAAAGCATAGACGAGATTACAGTGTAAATTAGGCATGAGTGATTAACGGTTAAACTCTAATCATCCCAGATACCGAGCGCGAGACTGCGATACCAAACCTGGGAGCCTATTTTAAATACGTGAGCAAGCTACGTGAACGCTGCATTATGTTCTGATTAGGGGAGTAAAGGTTTTAGATAAATCGTCTGTGGTTATACTTTACTCCCCTGATCATCAATTAAACCATGTATTATGGAAATATTTTTAGGAGTATTATGTGTCATATTATTATATGTGGCATACGAAACATTAAAATTAAAAGAAAAACAAAAAGACAATGAGCGTAGAAGAAAACAGAAAAAGACTGGATCGCCACGAAAAGGTTATAGAAAAACTAATCGATCAAGTGGCAAAGCTGCAAATAGCAAATAATATACAAAACTTTCTCAACGATGTTAATTCAAAAGACACAGAGAAAGACATTTCTGATACGTCCCTCAGGTCGTAGCACAGATTTTATCTCCCCTTCCTTTGGCTATGGCTGCTTGTATAATTGCTCATATTGTTATATGAAGCGCCATAAGCCTGAAGGGTTGAGTGTAGCAACAAACATACATGACATACTTACAGAGCTTAACAACCATGCATATTTCACACCAGTGGACAAACCCAACCAGACGCATGCACAGTATACTACATACGACATTAGTTGTAACGAAGACTTTGCACTGCATGCTAAATATTACGATTGGGAAAGGGTCTTTGCATTTTTTAGAGATCATCCTGTTGCAATGGGTAGTTTTGCTACTAAATATGTAAATCCTAAACTACTAGACTTTGATCCACAAGGTAAAGTACGTATTAGATTTAGTTTGATGCCGCAGCATATGTCAACATTACACGAACCAAGCACGTCTAAAATCATAGATAGAATTAAAGCTATCAATGCATTTATAGAAGCAGGTTACGATGTACATGTTAACTTTAGTCCTGTCATTGTAGATGACTTTTGGCTAGAGGATTACGAAGAACTGTTCAATATGCTTAACGATTATGTTGAGTACAAAGATCAGGTATTAGCAGAAGTAATTTTTTTAACTCATAATGAAAAGAAACATGAAGAAAATTTAGTAAAACACCCTGAAACAGAAGTACACCTATGGAATCCTGAGATACAGGAAGAGAAAGTCTCGCAGTATGGTGGAACTAACATTAGGTATGCACGTCATCTAAAGCATTTGTACATTGATGCATTTAAATCTTTACATGACAAAGTTATACCATGGAATACAATAAGATATATATTTTAGATATGCCTAGTAAAGAATACTTAAATTATAAACCTCTTGTAGAAGAGAAGAAGGTGGATAAAAAACAAAAAGATACGACTGGATATGTTACAAAAGACATATTTCAGTTGCAATTTGGGTTTGATTACCCAAAAGTACCACCAAAATACACACATGTTCAACCAATTAGATACCCTAAAACCGACGGAAGTAATGGCAAAATTAGTAGATTTCGCTGATCTGGGTCTTATTAAGACACCAGAGCGAACAGAGACTTACATACCAGTAAGTCACCAAGAATTAGTAACAAAAATTAAAGAAGCAGGTACAAAACATTACAATACCTCACCTTTTGAGACAAAATTAGAAGTAAATCATAGAGGCCAACAGATGTTTGGCAGTATGACATTTCATGATGGCTCTCAGTTATCAGGTAGCGGTATGAATAGAAGTATTGGCTTTCGTAATTCTTATGACAAAACATTACCTATAGGTGTATGTGGTGGAGCATCAGTATTTGTATGCTCTAACCTTATGTTTACAGGTGACATTATTAAGATGCGTAAACACACACAAAATGTAGAAGAAGATTTAGATATTCTTATACAAAAGTTATTTGATGACGTAGATCGTCGCTACGATGAGTCTGTTAAAGCTAAAAAGATTTTAGAAGAGATAGAATTTAGCGATAGAGATGCAGGTAATTATTTAGGCCAATTATTCGTAAATCAAGGTGTTTTGAATGGTGCACAACTAAATAAAGCAACTAAAGAATGGTTTGAATCCTCTGTGTTTCCTGAGCGTACAGCGTGGTCTGCATATAATGCATGCACAGAAGCTCTTAAGTCTGCACACCCTATGAATGCTTTGGAAAAGTATACCAAATTACATACATTTACAGAAGAATTTACGATAGACCCTTATCTTCATATGCTGAAGGAAGAGAATCTACCGTTCTAAAATGTAAATATGAAG